TTCCTCAGGAGTAGTGCCGTACCAGGTGTTGCCGAGCTTGCCGTTGGGGACAAGGGACACGTAGTAGTCGGGGACAAACTTCGCAGCCACGCCGGACTCGTTCTTGTAGCGCTTGTCGTACACAACCACGGTGATGCCGAGCAGGTCCTTGATGATCTGGGCAACGTCAGCGTCGCTGATGTAGCCGACAGCACGTCCGGTGGTGGACAGGAAGCGGGACTTGATTGCATCAGACTGGGCCATCAGGCCGAAGGTGAAGGAGTTCATGATAGCGAGGTCGGCATCTTCGCCGGTCTGGCTCTTGACAGCATCCTTTGCGGTCTTGAGGTCGGTGAACGGGTCGCTGGACAGGGGAGCGGTCCAGGGATTGCTGGAAATCACAAAATAGTTGGTACCCTTCCAGACATCGCCCGGATCGTAGTCGTACACGTACGCCACGCCGTTGGCGGTGAAGGAAATGCCCATGTTGCCGCTGTCGGGGAACAGAAGCTGCATGATCATGCGTTCGGGGACAACCGCAGCGCCACGGATCAGCTCGTCAGCGTCGTTGAACAGCCGACCGAGGATCTCGCGGGCGTAAGGATCGCCGGACTCCTGCACACGCAGGATTTCCTGACGGTCTTTCTCCTTGACCTTGAAGCCTTCGCGGAAGAAGGGCATCTCAGTCTCCAGCACGGTCAGACCGGGCCGGTCGCGGAAGGTGGCCTTCGCATCAAACGCAGAGGGCATCAAGGAAATGGGAAGACCGTTGGAGCCGAGGAACCACTTGAGGTCCAGGCTGGCCTTCTTGGCGGCAGGAAACAGAACGGAACCGAGATAATCAATCTGGTTGGAAGGATCTTCGTTCCAGTGGGCCGCAATAGCCTTGGGGGTGAACAGTTCAGTAAGCAGCATTGTCGGTTACCTCCTGTTAGGAATTCACGCCGATGTTGGTGCGGAACACAACAGCGGGAAGGGCAGAGTAAAGAGCGGACGCATAGGTGACGCCGGAGTGGGCCTGTGCCTTCGTGCTGTCAATGATGCCGCGAACGACTGCGGCGGCGTTGGGGTTCTCAGCGGTATCGACATCATATAGCAGAATGCCGACAGCACCAGAGCCGGTGGTGGAAGCGCCAGCGGAGGTCAGAGGAGTACCGGCCTTAACGACCGTACCGCTCTGGGGAGTAGCGACCTTAATGGGGATGGCATCAAAGTCATCGGCGGCGAGGATTTCCACAGTTCCGGCAATAGAGGTCTTGGAAAACTTCATGAAATCATCTCCTGTAGTTTTTGTTTGTTGTTTGGTGTTTCCGTCAGGATTTGTTGACGACGTACTTGTTTTTGCTGTCTGTTAGGACTTGTTGACAGCGTACTTGTTGATGGTGTCCTGCAATCCGGAGACAGAGTTGCTCGACTCCTTTGCGAGTGCAGTAGCCAGTTCAACACCGGGATCTTTGTCGGCGTTCGTGCCGCCACCACCGGAAGGTCTGGGGTCTTTCTTCATCAGATCAGCCTTGATCTTGGCTTCCAGATCCGCTTTGTGCTTGATCTGGTTTGCAAAGACCTTTTCTGTATCTCCGTTCGCCAGGGCCTCTGCGGTTTCCTGTGCCAGTTTCTCGTCGTAGCCGAGGTTGAGGTAGGAGTTCTTGTAAGCGGAGATCTGGAGCTGGCGGTTGGCCTTTTCCAAGTCCTCCTTCAGCTTATCAATCTGGGCCTGGGTTTCGGCATCCTTTTCGTCACGGGCAGCTTTCGCGGCCTCGTCTTCCGTCATTCTTCCCTTGAGCTGTCGCTTGGATTCTGCAAGGTCGGATGCAGTCTTGTCGAATTGGCTTTTGAGAACGTACTTGCTCAAGTCAACTTCGTCGGGAATGCTTACCCCCAACAGCGCGTTGACTTTCTGCTCGGCAGTCATGCTGTCGAATCCTTCGATCTTGGTGGTGTCGATGTTTGCCATGATGATCCTTTCTGCGTTTTAGGGACTTCTCTGTCCTGATGCGTTTTTACGACTTCTCTGTCAAAAATGGGGTCGCGTTTTATAGACTTCTCTGTCTTATTTGAACTGCCGTGGATTTCACGGCAAGGAGTTCATTAATTTGGTAGGGCGAGGGCGGTTATAACCGCTGAGTCTGGAGAAGGCATAACCAGACACATCGTAACTGACCCGCCGCAGTTGCATGAAAGAAAGGAGGAAACAATGAAGAACACCGAAGGGAGGTCCGGTGTTAGCCGGTTAAATAATAATGGGCGACCCAGCGATGACTGGTTACGCAATCGGTTCCAGCCAGCACCGACAACGCAGATGCTCTTTTGGAGGCACGTCATCGATGTCATAGATCTTGCCCTTATGGTCTTCGCAGTCCTGGCAGACTCTCTCGTCCTCCTGCGTGTGCCAGCGTACCTTTTTAACCCCGGAATCTTTCATCGCCTGAATCGCCGCATCATCGGCAATAATGTCGATGTAGAATCCGGTCTGCTGGCTCCAGTACCGCAAGGCCTTTTCAAATTCGTAGTCTTTGTCAGACTTTGTCGGCGCAGAGTTGATTCCTTCAATGGCCCTGTCGCGTTTGCGAAGCACTTCAGAATCGTAGGCATATCTGGTCAGTTCGTTCGGTTCGGTCAGCAAGTTGGCAAGATAAATCTCAGCCAGTTCCTCAACCTCATCGTCTTCGGGCCAGGAATGCTTCAGGTACATAATTAGTTCTCTGTATCTGGCGCAATACAACTCACGAAACTTTGCTTCGCACTCTCGGTTGAGTGCCTTGTACAGAGCTTCCATGCTCCTGTGTACGGACAGCTCGTCAAAGTTGTCTAACATAAGAGTCCGCTTTGTTCGGTTGAACAGGATGATAAAGCGCTTATTAAGTGCCGAAAGGGCCTTGTCAGCAAGTCGGTATGGCTTGGGAAACTCCATCATAAGCGGTCACCCCGTACTATTGATTGCCGCTGTTCTGCGGTTCTGAGGTTTTTATGCCGTCTCCGCTGTTCAATGCGTCACGTCTGGAATCTGTGTATCTGCGCCGCACGTACTCTCTCTGAAGGTCAAGCTCCTTCATCATGAGCTGTTCCTTTTCTTCGTCCGAGGCTTTTTTCCACTCCATACCTGCGCGGTACGCAGCTTCGTTATCGTCAAACACACCAGCGGCGGCGTAGGCGTATTTCGGGTGGACCATGTCGTTGTTAAGGAGTTCACACAGCGACTGAGTACGGCTCTGGAGGTTCGACAGTTTGTGGGCGAGGAATTCCGGTTCAAAGTCTTTCAGTTCGGGAACCTTAACTCTGTTCGTTTTGCAGATGTTCAGAACGATTTTGCAGAACTGCCGTTCAGACTGCCGGAACAAAGTTTCGATATCCTTTGCCCTGGACGCAGCGGCAGACCAACCATCTCGATAAAGCACAGCGGTTCCGGTATCGCTGGTGCTGGACCCGCCATTGCGGTTCGGCATACCGCAGATCTCCAGATATGCGCTGGTCAGATCGTCGATTCTCGTCTGAACACCGCCCTGATTGATCTCAGAACTGACTCTGTAAACCTTGGCCTCCATGCCTTGAGTAACGGTCTTGATCTTAACCGCCTTCCCGCCGATGGAAAGTTCAGAGTACGTTCCGTCTTCAATATCGCAGTTCTGGAACACATCGAAACCGTTCACAAAGTCCTTTACACTATCGAGCGCGTTGGACTCCAGCGTGTTGATTGCATTCAGAATGGAGATCACTGGTTCAAACGCGCCCATTCTGGCCTTGTTGCCAACATACTCAATCAGAGGAATACCGCCGTACTGATGAGCGGACAGCACCTCCACCGTGTCATTCTTGACAAGGTAGTGGTATACCGGGGTGTACACATCGTACGTGTCCGTTCCGTTCTCGTCCTGCCCACAGATGACTCCGGCAATCGGATTTTCCTTGTAACCATCCTGATAGATCACAAACGCCTTGCGAGGATCTGGTGAGTAAATGGAAAACGGTGCGTCATCCTCGTTCTCGTCCGGTCTGAGAGCAAGCCTTGGGGCGACGCCGCAGATAAGGAACCAGTCAACGAGGGACTTGTCACAGGCCTCCTTGTCTGCTGCTCTCATGTACTCATTGAGTGTGTTGACCAGTTCGGAGACCTTGTCATCGCCGCCGTGGCTGATGTACTGAATCGGTTCCTCCAGAACGAATGCCGACCAGAACG